TGTTCTTCTTTAGGGACGCAATTAGGAACAAGTTTATTGCCCTTCTTTTTCATTCCCACTTGTTTGTGAGAATCCCAGCATGGGCCATCTTCCTTTTTTGTTTTGTCTTTTTGAAATGAACTAAAGCTTTTCATGTTACCTTTGTAATGATAAAGTGAGCGTTTTAGTTATTTATAAAAATCAAATCAATTGGACGTCGTTGAAAACACCTTTTCGCTTTTTACTAATACGCTGACCGATATCTGTTTTATCGAACACAGGTCCGTCATCATCAATCATCTTCTTTTTTCCGGAGCCACCTCCAGAACTGTCATCGATGTTGATGTTTTGTTGTGCGCTTTCTTCAAGTTCGTAAATCTTCATTTTAGCACGGTCAATACCAACTAAGAATCTACGATACCAACTGATGTCACCCCAACGATTCTTGAGTTGTTTTAACATGAGTTGACCAAGGTCGTCAAGCTGTTCAGATGTAACTAGAGCCAAAATACAATCAGCTGTATGAGTGATACCCATTGACTCAGATGTATTTGTAAGGTCAACATCACTATTGCCATAACCATCACGGTTAAACTGAGAACTAGTGACGAGAGCACAATTATATTCCATCGCAAGACCACGTACCTCCTCGGCAATTGATTTTACTAAGTTATAGCTACTAGATGCAGCTGCACCTCTTACTCGAGCTGATGCACAAATGTTTAAGTAATCTAAGAATATCACGTCAGGTTCAAAATTCTTTTTCTGTTTCAGCTCATTCAATAAATGTCTGAAGTGACCTGAGTGAACAGAACCGGTTGGATACTCTTTAATAACTAGCTTACCTGTTGTTTTAGTTTTGTATCGAGCCATTCGCTTTTCATATACATCACGAGGAATCTCATTGACTTCGTCAAGTGTAATATCCATGATGTTAGCATCGATACGACGACCAATTTCTTCTTCGGCCATCTCCATAGTAATATAAAGAACATTTTTACCATACATCAAATGGTTGGCAGCCATGTGACATTTCAATAATGATTTACCACCTCCAGTAGTTGCAAGTAATACTGTCATTGATTTACGAGGTAAGCCACCTTTAGTAATCTTGTTTAAGATATCAATATCAAATGGAATACGCTCTTCTTTCTTATGGTAATGTTCGTAACGATCTTCAAAATCTTGAAGAAAGTCGTGACCGACACTTGAGTCAAAGCTAATACCCAAACTATCGGATAGTAATTTTGGAATGCTACCTTTATCGTTTTCTCCGTCCTGCCCATCTAAAATGAGAATTGATTTACGAATACTATTATACAAATCTTTGTCTTGGCAGAACTTTTCAGTTTCGTCAAGTAAGAACTGTGGATTAGTAGTCTTGTCAATTTCAAATTCGCCCAATAACTCTTGGATTGTATTGTAAGTGTCTTCGTTAAGATCTTTACGTTTTTCGAGCGAGAGCTTGAGAGCCTCTATAGTAGGAGGCTCTTTGTATTGCTCAACATATTCAGAAACAGTACTGAAGATTTTACTATAAGAGATATCATCAAAATACTCTGATTTCAGATAAGGAAAGACCTTGCGGCTATATTCCTCATTCAGTATCAGGTTCGATAGTATCGTCTTCTCTATCATCTTCTAGTTTCTCCGTTTCTAAAGTAGTTAATTTGAATTTCTTTTCAATGTAGTCATTGAAACGCGGGTCAGCCATGAGACCTTCGAAGAACTCTTCGTCAGATTCAATATCTTTAGCGCGTCTTTTAGGTTGGATAATTTCTCCAGTGTCCATATCTACTAAATTATACCACCCTTGGTTGGCCTTTGTTAAATGTCCAGATTCAAGAGCTAAGTCAAATAGACTTGAGTACTTTTGAATACCAGTATCATAAAGGACTGTGAATGGTAATTTAGCTTTTTCCTTAACATATCTAGACTTCTCAATATTAATAGTGAACTTAAACCCTGCAAGGTCAGTACCTTCTTTCTGTTGAGATTTAGAAATGATAAAGATTTGGTTTGCTGAATAGTAAATACCAGTACCACCTGAAACGATGTTCTTAGGGAACAGACCAATTTCTTTATAAGTGTGGTTGATAGCAATCATTGGAATATCTTTACCAGTTAGCTTCGGTGTCACAATACGGAACAACGATTTAAGTTGTTTTGCACGAGACATATCAGCAACTGATTTTTCATTTTGAGCATCTTCAACTTCTTTACGAGAAGCCAAGTTACCAATTGAGTCAATCATAATAAAGACTTTATCACCTTTCTCAATCTCGTTCAACCTCTTAGTAGCATCGAACTTTAATTGTTCAACGTCTTCGATTGGAACGTGAATGACACGGTCTGTATCAATATTATAACTTTCAAGATATTCAGGTGTGATACCATACTCAGAATCATATAAGATAGCTACACCATCAGGATATTTCTGAAGATAAGCTTTCATACAGTAAAGACCGAGAAGAGTTTTGAAACTCTTAGATTCACCAGCCACAACTGTAAGACCTGGAAGTAAACCACCTTTTAGACTACCGCAAAAAGCGATATTAACGATAGGTAGCTCTGTTTGAATAGGGTCTTTAGTATTGAAGAAGGACGATTTAGATAGGACAGTCGACCCTTTGACTGAACCTGCCTTCAACATTTTGTCAAGTAGACTCATAATTATTCTCCGCTAAGAATTTGATGTAGTTTATCTGCAAAAGCGTCAAGTTTCTCATAACGGTTTGGCCAGTAGATATAATCTTTTTCTGGGTTGGCCTTGAGATTATTTAACAATGGAATGATTGCTTCGTACATAACTTGAGCTCTTTGAGTAGCGTCTTCAGCTGATGCTGATGCTTGTTCTGCTTGAGCTTTAGTTTCTTGTACGACTGACAGTTCATCTTCTGTCATGGCTGTAAAGCCAAAATCAAAATTTGTCATGTCGATTGTTGATTTAATTGACATACTTTCTCCTGTAAATGAGGGGACCCGAGAGCCCCCACTTTAGATTAGTTACGAGCGAGGTCCTTAAAGATTGCAAGGTCATCGTCATCATCATCTACTTGAGATGCAGTTTCTGCTTCAGCTACTGGAGCCGGTGCAGCTTCTTTGATTGTGCTTGAAATATCAAGGTCATCGTTGTCTTCTGCTTCATACGGTGATACTTCTGAAACTTCTTGAGTTTCATTTGCAAGGTCAAGAACTCTGTAGAGTTTTTGCTTGAGTTCATCGTATGATTTAAAGTTAGAAGGCTCTACAAGTGCTTGTAGAGAATGTTCTTGATTCCATACACCTTCAAGTGCTTCATCATCATCTAATAGCGGTGATGGTGCATCAAACTCTGATTTATCATAGTTTGGGTAACCTTCAAACTGACGGATTTTCAATCTGAAGTTTGCACCTTCCCATAGGTCGAAAGGATTTACTGGATCTTCATCTTCAAAGGTAGGATTCATCAAGTCGTTTAACTTGTCGAATATTTTCTTACCGAATGAGTACATAAAGACTTTACCTTCGTTTTCTGGGTTTGCTGGGTCTTTGACAACATAGATATTTGAAGTATACTTCAATCTACGCTTTTGTTTACGAGCTTGTTCTTTATCAGCATCAACACCTGAGTTCCAGAGTTTTGAGTTATACTCAGATACTGGGTCGTCTTGATTGATAGTAGTCAAGCTGTTTTCGATATACCATAGACCTGTAGGGCCTTGGAAGCCATGGTCCCATACTCTTACGAAAGGCATCTCTTCATTTTGAGGTGCTGGTAAGAAACGGATAATCGCAAAGCCGTTACCAGCTTTATCACGAGTAGGTTTCCAGAATTTCCCTGCGTTAGGGTCTTGGTAGGATTTAGTTGAAATCTTATCGAGCTGTGCGTTAAGCGCGTCGAGTGACTTCGTACGATTCTTCTTTAAAGAAGCAAAGTTAGTAGTTGCCATATTTAGTTTCTCCTTGTATAGCGTTATATAGCGATTTATTATTACAATTGGAAGTGGTCACGTATAATGGCCTTAAACTTCCGCTCATCATATAACAAGAAAGGTTTATACTTTCTTGATACTCTTATTATATCACGTGAGATTATTTTGTCAACTATTTTTTCATTCCAATAGTCAAAAATATTGGCAGCATGAGTTAGAATTGTGAAGGTCTCTAATGAAATCTTCTTCTGACTATACTGAGTCATAATATAAGGATGTTGACCATCTCGTGATACAAAGTTTGCTGTCCAATCTTCATCGAGATTTTTCAGCTCGGATTTAAAAGTGTAAGTCAATGACTCAATCTTTTTCTTCCATTCTAAATACCTGTTTTCGGCTTCTGCGTCAAGCAATTCCCTTATCCAGGTATTCGGATTATTTATAAAATTTGCGAGCATAAAGTTAACAACATCGTCCTTTTTTGACAATTTTAGAAAACTATATGCGTCGTTTCTTGTACGAAAAGTATCTATCGAAGCTCTTATCTTACCGTTATATTTAACGTAGTCGTAAGCATCACTTGTAAAGTGTTTCTTCAGAGCTAAGTACTTGACGTAAGTTTCAAATCCAGCGTCCGTAAGCATTTAACAGCCTTTTACAATATCGTCCAGATTTGGTTCTTCTTGTTTAACCATTCTCAAACCGACAGCTTCAGTTCTAATTTTTTCTTTTAGTATTGAAGATTTTTTTACAATTTGTGCAATGGTTTCAATTTCTAAGTTGTTCTTTTCTGCAAAATCTACAAGAGCATCAATATATGGGACGCCCTTAGATAATTTTGAAGAGATTTCATGATGTATCTTGTCTGGTGTCAATGCAACGACAGCCATATCATTCTCTCCTGGTTTTTGTTTTTTCATATTTTCCTGTTTATTATATA